CAACTCATGAATAAGATGAAAGAGTATGAACCCGAGTTCGATCAGTTACTTTTTTATCTCCCTCTTAGCGGCTCTGCCTTTAAAAAAGTTTATTACGATGAACTTTTAGACAGAGCCGTGTCTAAATTTGTACCAGCAGATGATCTGATAGTTCCATACACTGCAACTTCTTTAGAAGATGCAGATGCAATTGTGCATGTTTTAAAAATATCTGAAAACGATTTAAGAAAAAAACAAGTATCTGGTTTTTACAGAGATGTAGAAATTACACCAGGTTACTCACAAGAAACAGAAGTAGAGAAAAAAGAAAGAGAATTAGAAGGTGTTAGAAAAACTAGAGATGAACAAATGTTTACAATTCTAGAGTTTCATACAAATATAGATTTGGAGGGTTTTGAAGATAAAGATATGGAACAAAATCCGACAGGAATAAAACTTCCATACATTGTAACTATTGACACAAGTTCAAGAGAAGTTTTATCAATAAGAAGAAATTATAAAGCTGAAGATCCGTTAAAAAATAAAATTGAGTATTTCACTCATTTTAAATTTTTACCGGGACTAGGATTTTATGGTTTTGGCTTAATCCACATGATTGGTGGATTATCAAGAACTGCAACGAATGCACTCAGACAATTGTTAGATGCTGGTACTTTTTCAAATATGCCAGCAGGATTTAAACAAAGAGGTATTCGTGTCAGAGATGAGGCACAATCAATACAACCTGGAGAGTTTAGAGACGTAGATGCACCTGGAGGAAATATCAGAGACGCGTTTATGCCTTTACCTTTCAAAGAACCATCAGCAACCTTATTACAATTAATGGGTATAGTGGTTCAAGCAGGTCAACGATTTGCCGCCATAGCTG